AAAGAGAAAGCGAAATTGTTCAAGACAATACGCATTATACTCATCTGTATAGCATTATCACCTATAGCATTAGGAATACTTATGATTGGAATGATGCTAATACAAACACTAATACAAAACTAACGCCTTTGAAGATAAGCATCCAATGCATCAGCAATAGCATCATCAGTATAATATTTAAGCTTTTCAACAAGTTCAGAATCACTATTATAGGTAAAGCCAAGTGACTTAGCAATTTTACTCCAAATCAAATCACCTTTTTGCAATAAGAATTGTTGCATATTTTGAGGACGTTGCTTCTGCAATATCGATGCCAAACGCTCTGCACCACCAAAATAATATTCAAACTCAGATAACTTAGTTTTCTGCGCCTCTGTCAATGTTTGTTGGCCAAGCAATTGAGCATAACGCTGCTGGGTTTGAACGTTCTGATTATTCAAGCTAGTTTGCGACTGATTCAAACCAACCTGAGTACCTAGCACTTTAGTCTCAGCATCAATCTTCTTACCTTCAGCAATAAGATTACTTAATGTCTGACGAATAACAGCCAATTGAGCAGGGTTAGTAACCTCAAGTTGATACCTTTTTAAAAGGGTATCAACAGTCATATTTTCCCATTGCACTTGACCGTTAAGAATATCACTAGTAATCTTATCAATGGACTTAAACAAATGCGTCATTTGACCACGCTCACGAGCCTCGGCAAGAGTAACAACGCGGCCAGTACTCTCATCAACCATAGGCATGCCATTTTGGTCGTAAGCTTGCATAGTAAGCACATTATTCTGCATTTCCTGCTGGAAAGCATTAGCAGCATCAACACGAGCTTTTTGTCGAGCAGCATCCAAAGTGGCCTGCGCATTAGCACTCTCAGTAGCACCAATCTTACCGCCTTGAGCAGCATCATTCAATTGGTCAATAGACTGCTGACGATTGAAATCATACTTGGCTTTACCAATAGCCATACTTTGAGCCATAACATCACCTATACTACTAGCAGCATCGCCAATACCTGCAAGAGGGTTGTCTACAGGAAAACCACTAGGCGCACTCACACTATCACCTAAATTAGTACCAGTAGCCATACCAGCACTACCACTACTGCCAGCTTGGCCATTATATAAATAAGGGTTATAACCTGCCTCTTCTAATCGTTCACGAACGTTACTCTCTCTACTCCATTCTCGATTTTCAGCATTTACTTTGTCTTGGTACGCCATCTGCTGGGCATTTACCTTATCTTGTTGGGCTACTTGTTTCAGCCACATTTCACGCTGAAATGCTTGCTCACGAGCCATCTTAGAATTTCCACCGAACATGTTAGCTAAACCGCCAATCAATTTACCGCCTGCAGAAATCAGTCCAGCAGCAACCAAAGGGGCTATAGCTAGCTGTGTATCATCTTGTAATACAATAGAATACACATATAATATAAAGAATAACATAATACTAAATAAAATTAAGCACACGCCCCGAAGGGCATGCGCGAGTTGAACACTAGACCTCTTTAGCAGGGTCTTCTTGTTTCTCCTTTTCCTTGTCCTTACGGAACTGGTCAACGACCATTTTGAGGAAAGGAATTGCAATCTCTAATACACGAAGAATTTTTACAAATAGTTTCATAATGATAATAATTAAATAAGTTAAAAAATTATATTGAACTAGCATGCTACTCACCTTGACTACCTTGGCCACCTTGGTCACCTAGGTCACCTTGGTCACCATCTTTCGCATCAACCTCATTGAGTATATTATTCTCAAAGAAATCGCGAACTGCATCCATATCGGTTAATGTAGAATTATAGCGACTAGGCAACATATAAATAAGGTCATCATCAGATAGATTGTGACGTTTAGAACGCGGAAGAGGCTGAAGAAAAGCCATAATCTTATCACGTTCTAACGGAGACAAAGTAGAAGACAATAACTTATTAACAGGATTATCAATATTACCAGTAACAGGGTCAACTTGAAAAAACACATCAACCAAAGCAGTAATATCAGAATTAAGAGGAGGCAAATCAAAATTAGGAGTTGCAACAACAGTTGCCTGCTGTAACTGCTCATCAGTAAAATGAGAGAAATAAACATTCAAAATATCCATAACAAAACAATTAAACACGTGGCAAACCATCTTCACTCATATCACTCACTTTCTGTATCTTAAAATGAGCATAACCAAACATACAATCAGTTAGTTCCGTTCCATTATAGTTAACGGCAAATACACTATCTAACCAACGAGGAGAAATCTTAAGCTGAGAAATGTCAAAAGAAAATTGAGAATTCTTCTTATCCCAGCCATAAAAAGTACGACCTTTAGAAATAGTCCAAAAACCAAGAGGATGGTCATACATAAATTGACCATGATTCACATCAAGAGCAGTCTTATATTCAGAATAGCGAGGCTGCCAACCAAGCAAGACAGGAGACTTATCTGAATTAAAAAGAGCAAAAGAAGTAGTAATAAATGGAGAAGAAAGAGGCTGCATGCCAAGGTTTTCAAACTCAGGAATAAAGAAATCACCACGTTGAAGTTTAGCAACAAAGGGGTCAAGGCGAGAACTATCGTACTGCATGGCAGGAACAAGAGAATAGATACACATAAGAATACCAGGCTCCTTTGCATCAAAAGTAATACGACCATTTCCACTACCAACACCTTTACCGGTAACTTTACCGAGATAACCAGCTAGCTTTGACTTAGATACATCAGATACAGCAGGGTCAGTAGTACCACTGGTCTGCGTAACATCACCTACTTGTACATCACTATCAAAACCACCTAGGTAATAAACCTGTCCATCACGGCCTTCAGACACTGAAACGCCAAAATGCGCCTCAATCTGCTCTGCGTAAGTCTTACCTGCACGCATAGTAATACTCATCAGTTTGTCAAGGGCAAAAGCACTACGAATGGAAGAAACATTAATAACACCATCAGTAGAAATATTGAATTTAGCAGATGCTAAGTTACTACTAAAACCAAAATCATCATCAGTAGAACCAGATGACATAGATAGAGGAGAACGTATACTATTAACGTCCAACTCAAACAAAGGCTTAGGAAGAAGATTAGTCAGATAATCTAAAGGCGCATTGCGATAATGAAGAGAAAGATAACGCTCAAAAAACTTAGCATTAACATCACCAACAGACAACGCGCCCTTCATGCCATCAAGGCTGAAAGAAGAAACGTCATAAGGCTCATAGGTAGTATTACGATAAAAATCATTATACACCTTATTATAGGCAGCCATACGGAACAATGAAACATTGCCAGTAAAACCACCTGTATAATCCTTAGAATCGCCATAGCGGCGAACAGCTCCATAACCAAGCAAATCAAGCAATCGCAAAGCATTATCCTTAGTAGGATAACCATGCAAATCCTTACCAGTCAAACTAAAAGCAGCATCAAACAAAGTCTTACGACCTACACAAGGAACCAAAGACGGAACTTTAGAAGAATAGGAATCTGACAAAAGACGAGAACGGAAATCAGTCATACCTGTTATAAACTGGTCAAACTCGTGCCAAATTTGAGAATAGGGAATGTAAAAAAACTCATAAACACTACGCATTGAAATGAATGCAGCAGTATTCATAGGAAGAGTGCGCATGAAATCACTAGCTTGAATCTCAACATGGTCGTGAAAATTCAAGTCTAAAGACAAGATAGGGAGGAGCGCGCCAGCAGGGGCAGTAAACAAATGTTTCTGAGACACATCAAACGCATTACGCGGCCGATTAGCCTTAGATGGCTTAATTTGCGGCATCTTTTTCATAACACAATAATTTACTAATTAAACAAATATAAAATCAAAATAACAAACGTGAGCATTAAGAGCAAAACGCAAAAAACAAACACATTATCACTAGACATAAAAAACAACAAATCAATTAATTAAACGAACACCATTAACATAAGAATTCTTTATCTTCTTAGACTTATTGCGCTTTTGAAATCTAGATAAATTCTGGTTAACGAAAGTGTTGTAATAACCAGTATTCACAAAATTAGAATAACGCTGAGCAAAAGAGAAATCATCCAAAACATCAGAATCAAAATGACGAGGATAACCAAATGGATAAGCACCACACATGGCAGCCTTATAACCAACTTCATTAACCATATCATTGAACAAGGTATAGAACTGCAACATAACATCACTATTCTTCATTACCTCATAACGGTCGAGCAACTCAACATATAAAGAACATGGGTGAGTCCAATTACCAAAATAACCTATATCAATTTCCTTACCGACTTTCCAAGCAGTACGAGACGCATACCAATTCATATCATTATCCAACTCAAGCTCATAAAACTCAAATGGATAAGTACGCTCATACCATCGCCTATAAGTCCAATGCCGAAACTTGGCTATAAACTGATGTAAAAACAATCGATTATGTTTACCATATTGCCACGTACAATGCGCCACACGTGCAGCATCTAGCCATTCGGCACGCCGTTCTGAATAAGCGAAATAAATCCGTAGTTTCTTATCATAAGAAATTTGGCTATATCCTTTACACTTGACGAACAAGGAATTGCACAAATCGCGGTCGAGCGGAACACTAACGAGCTCGGACTGTTTTGTTTGCTCATTATACATTTGGACGTCTCGGCGATAAGTTCCTTGTCGGACATGTCGCAATATTGTTTCTCTACTGCACTTGTAACTTCCGATAATCGGGTTTCTAGAACCGAGGTGGAACGGACGCGTACAGCGGTCGGCCAAAACCTTAGGTAAGTTAAGGTTGCCAGCAATGTATTCCGCAACATAGAACGCTCCATTGGCATCACACATCTTAATATTTTCTGAGGTATTGAATACACGCGCAAACGGCCTAAATGCAAAATTGTTACGTTTTCCAGTACGTCGTTCAAATTGACCCCAGCTTTTAACGATAACATCCTTAATTTCTCTTGCAATAACCTCATTATCGAAGAAAAGCAAACCGTGGTAATGCGGACGGAGAGTAGTCGGGCCATACTCCGAGGCAATGTAGTATCTAACTTTTGTATCATCATTTGATATATTTAATTGTGACAAATTCCAACGAAGACGTTTCATAAAATTCTGTATGTCCTTTTTGCAACAAGAGGCAAACAAAGTCTTATCATCTATACCTTCAATTTGTGGCATAAACTCCTGATAATCAAAACGTAAACGACCTTGCTTATCAATATAGTTTAACGGACAGCTATCAAACATAAATTCAGTACGGCCAACAGGATGAAGTTGAGGAATACCATTCTTATCAACAATCATTTCCCATTTAGGAATGAATACATTAGAATAAGTAAGCGTAAACATAACTGAATACTTATGCTTTAATATCTCATTACGCACACGCGTAGCTTGCTTAGATGCAAGTGTATTAAGGCAAGCAACACACTTATTACAGGGCGTTAACATCAACTTACCAGTGTTCTTATTAACAACACATTGAGGAGATAAGCAACCGCCAAATATCTTAAGCTTACTATAATCTAACATACTACTAAAACTTTATGTAAAAAGTATAAAGACCATCTTTGCTAAAATAATCAATAACATTAATGATATTGAAATGAACCAAAGTCTCAATCACACTTTGACACTTGTCAAATGTTCGTAAATTAATATCATTGAAAATGATAGTCGTATAATCAGGATTGACACCAAACACAATAAATTCAATGTCTTCTCCAAGCAATTCCAACAACAGATTATGTAGAACTGAATTATTATGATTATTCTTGTTACTCATATTATATTATAGATTTCTCGCAAAGATACAAAATAATACATAATGCCAATTATGTAAATTAACTAAAACGAAAATATTTAACATAAATTACCAAGCCCACCCACCTTTTTAACAAAAATCAAAATAAACCCAAAAACAAAACAAACAAAAACATAAACATAATACTATATAAATAAGAGTACTAATAGATTATACATCTTAG